AAGCCACGGCTGTGAAAAGCTGTCCGAGGTTGAAAGTGAGTTCTATGAAGAGCTCATGGAAGAAGCGAGGGCGTTGTTATGAGCCATGCACTCCTCTCTCCCTCGGCAAGCCACAGGTGGATTGCGTGTCCGCCGTCGGCGCGGCTTACGGAGTTCCTCGCGGACTCGGAGTCAAGCTATGCCTCGGAAGGCACACTCGCCCACAGCGTGGCGGAGCGGAAACTCAATCAAAGGCTCGGCAGAGCCGAACACACACCCATCTGCGACGACGCGGAAATGGATGAATACACTTCCGATTATGCCGACTTCGTAATGGAGCAGACGGAAGGACTAAAAGACCCTGCTGTATTTGTCGAGCAGCGTGTTGACTGTTCACGCTATGTCCCCGAGTGCTTCGGCACCTGCGATGCGCTTATCGTATCGGACGGCGTTCTGCACATCATCGATCTAAAAAGCGGACGTGGCGTAAAGGTAGACGCGGAAGAAAATGACCAGCTACGCATCTATGCCCTCGGAGCCATGCAGATGTTCGACTTCCTTTATCGGTTTGACACTGTGCGGATTAGCATCTATCAGCCGAGGCTCGGAAATGTGCAGACCTGGGAAACCACAGCGGACGCTCTTATCGAATGGGCGGAAACCGTACTTGTCCCGGCGGCGAAACTCGCATGGGACGGCAAAGGCAGTTATACGGCCGGCGACCACTGTCGGTTCTGCAAAGCGAAAGCGGAATGCAGAGCCAGAGCCGAAGCAAATATGGCGCTTGCCGCCTATGATTTCACAGACCCCGCTTTGCTGCAAATCTGCGAGGTGGCGGACATCCTCGGCAAAATCGACGAACTGGTTTCCTGGGCATCGGATGTCAAGGACTATGCTCTTGCCCAGGCACTTTCCGGTACGAAGTATGACGGCTGGAAGGTTGTGGCCGGCAGAAGCAACCGAAAATACACAGACGAGGATGCCGCTGCAACCGTGGTCAATGATGCAGGATACGACCCCTATGAACATAAATTGCTCGGTATCACGGCAATGACCTCGCTTCTCGGCAGGAAGAAGTTTGATGAACTGCTCGGTGGGCTGACCTGCAAGCCCAAAGGCAAACCCGTGCTTGTTCCAGCATCGGACAAGCGTAACGAACTAAACACGGCGGCGGATGACTTCGCCGACCCTATTGAAAATTAAGGAGATTATTATTATGACAAATTCTGTTAACCCCACTAAAGTAGTAACCGGTCTCGCTCGTCTTTCCTACGCAAATATCTGGCAGGCAAAATCCATCAACGGCGGCGCACCTAAGTTCTCCACCTCCGTACTTATCCCTAAGTCCGACACTGTCACCATGACCAAAATTAATTCGGCTATTCAGGCGGCCTACGAGGAAGGTCAGGGCAAGCTGCGCGGCAGCGGCAAGACCGTACCTCCGCTCTCCACTCTGAAAACGCCCCTCCGTGACGGTGACATCGAGCGCCCGGACGATGAGGCATACAAGGGCTGCTGGTTCGTAAATGCCAACAGCAACAATGCTCCCGGCGTCGTGGATGTCCACTGTCAGCCCATCTTCGATACCTCAGAAATCTACTCTGGTGTGTATGCCCGTGTATCTCTCAGCTTTTACGCTTTTAATTCAAACGGGAACAAAGGCGTTGCCTGCGGTCTTCAGAACATTCAGAAGATCAAGGACGGCGAGTCCCTCGGCGGTAAGGCAAAGGCAGAGGACGATTTCAATGATGGCTACCAGACCGAAGCCGACAATGACTTCCTGGGTTAAGGGAGGACTGAAAAAGCATCTCCGCAAGGAAGCCAAAGAAAAACAGTAACCCGAACGGGCGGTGGAGGGAGACAGTCTTTCTCCGCCGCTTTTCATATGGAGGAAACAAATATGAGTAAAATAAAACAACTAACCTGTGATATTGAAACGTTCAGCAGCGTAAATCTGCAAAAATGCGGACTTTACAAATATTCCGAGTCCCCTGACTTTCAAATTCTTCTGTTCGGATATGCGGTTGACGACAATCCTGTTCAAGTGGTTGATATTGCCCGTGGCGAACAGATACCCGCCGACATCTTGTCGGCAATAGAAGATGATGAAGTCATCAAGTGGAGTCATAACAGTGCGTTTGAACGCATTTGTATCTCACGCCATCTGGGCTATCCTCTTGGGGACTATTTAAACCCGTCCTCATGGCACTGCTCCATGACATGGGCGGCTTATCTCGGCCTTCCGCTCTCCCTCGCTGGAGTCGGAGAAATACTCGGTCTTGAAAAGAAAAAGCTGACCGAGGGCAAGGAACTCATTAAATTTTTCTGTCAGCCATGTGCGCCGACAAAGGCAAACGGCGGCAGGACGAGGAATCTGCCATCCGATGCCCCGGAAAAGTGGGAGTTATTCAAGTCATATAACCTCCGTGACGTAGAAGTTGAGATGCAGATAACGCAGAGACTTGCAAAGTTCCCCGTGCCGGACTCCGTATGGAACGAGTACCACCTATCTGAAGAAATAAACGACAGAGGTATCGGTGTGGATATGCCTTTTGTGTCCGCCTGCCTGTCCCTTGACGAGAAGTCAACGGATGCGTTGACCAAAGCCATGCGGGAACTGACCGCTTTGGAAAACCCCAACAGCGTGGCACAGGTCAAGGGTTGGCTTGCGGATAACGGGCTTGAGATAGACACCCTCGGCAAAAAGGAAGTATCGGCACAGCTAAAGACCGCTCCGGCGGAGCTTGTGCCGGTGCTGCAGCTCCGCCAACAGCTTGCGAAATCGTCTGTAAAGAAATACACGGCAATGGCAAATGCCGTCTGTACCGACAGCCGTGTCCGAGGAATGTTCATGTTCCTCGGAGCCTCGCGTACGGGTCGGTTTGCGGGGCGGCTCGTCCAATTGCAAAATCTTCCCCAGAACCATATCCCCGACCTTGGCGAAGCCCGCGCTCTCGCCGGAGCCGAAGATTACGACGCTCTTGAAATGCTGTATGAAGATATCCCGGATACTCTGTCTCAGCTTATTCGCACTGCTTTCGTGCCGCAGAATGGCAGGAAGTTTATCGTGGCGGACTTCTCGGCAATCGAGGCAAGGGTCATATCGTGGTTTGCCAAAGAACAGTGGAAATTGGACGCTTTCGCCAAGGAGGAGGACATTTATTGCGCCACCGCCTCGCAGATGTTTCATGTCCCCGTGGTCAAGCACGGCGTAAACGGCGAACTCAGGCAGAAAGGTAAGGTCGCGGAACTGGCCTGCGGTTACGGCGGCTCCGTTGGTGCGCTCAAGGCAATGGGCGCTCTGGAGATGGGACTAAAGGAGTCGGAACTTCAGCCCATCGTGGATTCATGGCGCGGAGCGAACCCCAATATCGTCAAGTTCTGGTGGGCAGTCGACCGGGCGGCAAAAGTGGCTATCAAAGGCAAGACGCATACGACTGCTTACGGTGTCGAGTTTTCCTACGAGAGCGGATTCCTGTTTATAAAAATTCCTTCTGGAAGAAGGCTTGCCTATGTGAAGCCGAGAATCGGCGAGAACCGTTTTGGCGGCGAGGCTATCACTTACGAGGGTACCGGTGGCACGAAAAAGTGGGAGCGGCTTGAAACTTACGGTCCCAAGCTGGTGGAAAACATCGTCCAAGCTACAAGTCGGGATATCCTCTGCCATGCCATGAAGACTCTTCGCTGCTGTGATATCGTTGCCCATGTACACGATGAAGTAATTATTGAAGCGGACAGGACCATGTCCCTTGAGGCGGTCTGTGAACAGATGGGCAGAACACCGCCCTGGGCGCCCGGTCTAATCCTCCGCGCCAACGGCTACGAATGCGATTTCTATAAAAAAGATTAAAAGCGGTACGGTTTCCGTCTTTGCCTGTCCTGTACGAGGTGAGGACGGATTTTCCGTTTATTACGAATACTGCGGAGGTAGAGAACATGATTTACACCAAAACAAAGCTGAAGGACGGCACAGTCGTGTGCGGTCCCGTTACGGCAAAGAGTACTTATACCCGCTGTGCCGTGTGTGGCAAGGAAATTCAGATGGATCTGCGGGAGCTTATTCTCGCCGGAGTGCAAGACCCCTATGACACAGAAGTGAACTGCACCGAATGCAGCGCGAAGATGATGCACCGGGGCGATATCGACATTGACGCGGTCGTCCGTCTGACCGATGTTTTGCGGGATATCGGATACGGCATGGAACTGCACGGACTCTGCGAGGATTTCGAGGTTGATGATGTCCACGATCTCGCCCCGGAGGAATATGAGCTTTTTGTCGATGAACTCCTCGACAAGATTTCGGAGGTGCGCCATGCCGGATAAAAAAAGAACCCTCGTATACATTTGCAGCCCATATTCCGGGGATGTGGCGGTCAACGTAAAGGCGGCGAGGGAATACTGCCGCCTTGCCGTGGAAAAGGGATACATCCCCGTTGCGCCTCATCTTCTATATCCGCAGTTCATGGACGATAACGACCCGGCGGAACGAAGACTCGGTATGTCATTCGGAAACGCCCTCATGGACAGATGTGGCGAGGTATGGGTGTGTGGAGATCGCCTCAGTCCCGGTATGGAGACGGAGTTCGACAGGGCGAGTGAAAAGAACATGACCATCAAATTCGTAACTGAGGAAGACAGGTGCAAAAATTATGGACGACCACGAATTTTATAAGCTGTTCGGCAATGAGGTCATCATAACGACTCTGCCGGACAGAAAGCACTACCGCATCCCAGCAGACAAGGTCTATGACCGCGTGGTCGAACTTGGTAAAAGCAGGAATGTGTATATTAACCCCAACACGAGAAGAGACGACCTGCCGCCGCACCTCAGGGGTGAAGACGATGATGTGCAAACCCTCATCGCCTTTGTGGCGGATATCGACGTTCAGGGTCCCGCCCATAAAGAAACTGAACTGCCGCCGGACAAGGATTCGGCCATGGCTTTCCTCGATGAGATGAAGATAAAACCCACGGGATTCGTGGACTCCGGCTACGGTATATACGGCTACTACCTTTTTAAGGAGCCTGTCTCCCTTGCGGATGACGATACCCGCGAACGAGCGAAATGTCTGCTCCGTGGATTCGGAAAGTTGCTGATGGGAGAGGCGTCAAAGCGTGGTTGGAAGCTGGACAATGTGTATAACATTTCTCATATGTTCCGTGCTCCCGGCAGTATGAACCACAAGCTGGACGAACCTGTTCCGTGCGGGGTTCTGTCTTTTGACGGTCCCCGCTATGCCCTTGAGGACTTTGCCGGGTACTACGAAAATTCCTCGTCCTCCGACAGAGAACCGTTTGAGGCAAACCCGGAAACGACTGGCAGCGCTAACAGAATCATGGAACGCTGCGCTTTTGTGCAGAAACTCAAAAACGACCCCAACAGCGTGACCGAGCCGGAATGGAAAGCCATGTGCGATAACATTTCCCTCGTCCCGGACGGAGCGGAGCTGTTCCATGAATGGAGCGCCCTGTATGACGGCTATTCCGAAGAAGAAACGGAGAGGAAGATTCAGCGTTCACAAAAGATCAAGCGCCCGGTCACCTGCCGATATATTCGGGAGAACCTCTGCTTTGACTGCCCCGCGGGTGGCTGCGGCGTAAAGTCTCCCGTCGTTCATGCACTGCTCTCGCCCCATGAACAGCTTGAAATACTGTTGACAAAAAAGAAGATTGACGGCGACGAGGCGCTGGATGACCGTACTCTTCGGCTTGCAGTTTACGCGAAGGAAAAGGCACCCGCCCTCTACGCCCGGCTCAAGCAGCTCATAAAAACATCCGGTGTGGGTATACGCGATTTTGAACACGCCGTCAAGTTCACAGCGCAAAAAGCGGTCGAGCCGGAGTTTGACAGTATGCAGGCAGAAATCAACCTTGACGGCATCGACTTAAGCGGTGCTGTGGAACCTGTCGGATATCAGATCAGCATTGAAGAAGGCATTTGCTCCACAGCCTACATCAACGGCGTTCCTATAAAAGTCTGCCTCTGCCATCAGCCCGTGGTTATCACCGCAAGGCTTGAGAATATCGACAGCGGTATGGAAATGATGGAGCTTGCCTTCATGCGAAACGGCAAGTGGAAGACTCTGCGTGCTCCCCGGTCGAACCTTTTCAATAAAACATCCCTCGTCAAATTCGCAGACAGCGGTCTTCTGGTGTCCTCCGACAACTCTGAGGGTATGGTACGATATTTCACTGATTATGAGACCGAGAACAGCGGCGTTATTCCTTTTATCCGCAGCGTGAGCAGAATCGGCTGGATAGGAAAAGAGTTCTACCCTTATGTCACGGATGGCAAGATTGTGTTTGACGGCGATGACGGCGAAGAGATACTCCCGGCATTGACGGCAAGGGGCGATTTCGAGTTGTGGCTTGAAACTGCTAAGGTACTGCGGGCATCGGCGGTGTCAAGAGCGATGCTGGCGGGTTCCTTTGTTTCCCCGATGCTGAGTCTGCTGCAGAACAGAATCATCAACATCCACTTCTGGTATGCATCCGGGAGTGGAAAGACCGCCATGCTGAAGTTCTCCCTTTCCGTCTGGGGCAACCCGCTGAAACTCATGGGCAATTTTAACTCCACGGCGGTCGGACTGGAACGCAGAGCCGGAACGCTGAAGCATTTGCCGCTTGGCCTGGACGAACTGCAGGTGCTGAACGAAAAACGACTGTCCTCCTCCACCATCGTATACTCCCTGGGCAACGGCTACGGCAAGACCAGAGGTTCTAAAAACGGCGGTCTGCAGGAAGTCCCAACCTGGCTCAACAGCATTATTTCCACCGGGGAGCAGCCCATCACAAACGAAACCTCTATGGACGGTGTCAACACCCGTGTTCTGGAAGTTTACGGTCAGCCCATCGAGGACATGGAATACGGACGCTACGTCCACCAGATCAGCGAGGACAACTATGGTTTTGCCGGAGAAAAGTTTGTAAGGTATCTGGTTGAAAAGGTTCTGCCGGACAAAGGCAAACTGAGCGGCGACTACACCAAGATTCGCAGTGAACTGAAAAAGTCTTTTGAGATGCTTGACCTCGGCGACCCCGGCGCACATCTGGACAACATCGCCGCTATCACCCTTGCCGACAGATATTCATCCGAGTGCCTTTTCAGTATGAGCGAAGAGGATGCCATAGCGGAGGCACTGGAACTCGGCATGACTCTACTGCACAACTGCAAGTCGCTGGAGAAGGAAGATTCCGTGGACAGAGCGTGGCATTTCGTAGAGGGATGGGTCGCGGAAAACAAGACTCGTTTCGATACAGCGGTATCTCCCTGTTACGGCAAAATTGACAAGCATCATGTATTCGTTATCGCGTCGGTTCTGCGGGAGGCTTTGGAGAACGCCGGGTTCATCTATACCAAGTGCATCAAGGGATTCCATGACAGGGAGTATATCGAGAGTTTTTCAAATTCGGAGGGCGGCAACAACAACCAGACTCAGAAGCGGATTCAAGGTGTCAACACCCGCGTCGTATGCCTAAAAATTGACGTCGACACCGAGGCTGAAGAGTTTCTGTAACGAGAATAACCCCGGTAACACCCTCATTTGGAAGACAACCGTATATATATGTAGTTTTAATTTGATGGGGGTCGTAAAGAAAAAGCCCTATACGAGATATGTGTTTCTCTTACAAGTAGTTACTTTCGTTACATTTATTATTTTATTCAGAATGGAGGAGTAAAAGTGAGCGGATATTCGCAGAGATGCATCGCAAGACTGGAATCCATTGGCGCTCCCCCCGGCGGATGGATTTGCGAGAACGTCGAGACGATGAAAGACGCAACCTTCACCTGTGAACTCTGCGATTATGACCGCATCAAATATGTTCACGTTATGGTTCATCCCCAGTGGAACGGCGAGTTCCGAGTTGGCTGCGTATGCGACGGCACCATGTCCGGGAATATGCTGGCGGCCCAAGAGCGTGACGATGCGGCAAAACGCAGAGAGTCACGGAAAAGAGCGTTTATGAAAAAGCAGTGGGTGGAACATCCGGCGGGATTCATGGTACTGCCCAAAACCCGCAAAACGATAACGGCAGAAATAGACAGCTTTCGCGGCAGAGAATTCTACAAGGTCATCATTAGCGGTGAACCATACCAGTGGTGGGAAAACCGAAGGATAGAAACTCTTGAGGTGGCTAAAGCGGTTGCATTTGAGGTATTGGAATATGAGAGAAAAACAGATTGAGCAAAAACTGGTGAATGCGGTCAAGGCGGCCGGCGGTATTGCGCCCAAGTTCGTGTCTCCCGGTTATGCCGGGATGCCGGATAGACTGCTGCTCCTTCCGGGCGGCGGGATGGCTTTTGTGGAAGTGAAAGCGTCGGGAGAAAAACCAAAGCCGCTGCAGACGGCAAGACACAGGATACTTAGAAAACTTGGCTTCAAGGTTTACGTCCTTGATGCCGCAACGGATATAGAGAAAATCGTGAAGGAGGTGATGCCGGATGAAGTTCATACCACATGAGTACCAGAGCCATGCAGTCGATTACATCGAAAAACATAAAAACGCCGCAGTCCTCTTAGATATGGGCCTCGGCTGAGCAAGACGGTCATTACGCTGACGGCGGTTATCAACCTTCTGTTCGACAGCTTTGACGCCCACCGGGTGCTGGTCATAGCACCACTCCGGGTTGCGAGAGATACATGGCCTGCGGAGGTTGAGAAATGGGATCACCTGAATGATCTCATTATCAGCACGGCGGTCGGTACGGAAGAGGAACGGCTTGCGGCGCTAAAAACAAAAGCCGACATTTACATCATAAACCGTGAGAACGTCCAGTGGCTGGTGGAAAAGAGCGGCGTCCCCTTTGATTATGACACCGTGGTTATAGACGAGCTTTCCTCCTTCAAAAACGGTCAGGCGAAAAGATTTAAAAGCCTTATGACGGTAAGGCCCAAAGTAAAGCGAATCATCGGTCTGACCGGTACGCCCGCGTCCAACGGTCTTATGGATTTATGGGCGGAGTTCCGTCTGCTGGATATGGGACAGCGGCTCGGCAGATACATTACCCATTACCGAAACGAGTACTTTACCCCGGATAAGCGAAACGGCATGGTGGTATTCAGCTATAAACCCCTTCCCGGTGCGGAGGAACGGATATACGAGAAAATATCCGATATGACCATTTCCATGAAGGCGAAAGACCTCATTCGTATGCCGGAACTCATATCAAGCGAGTATACGGTGCGCCTATCGGAGAAAGAGCGTGAACGGTACGATGCACTGAAGAACGACCTGGTGCTCGCCTTGCCGGACGGCGAAATAACGGCCGCTAACGCAGCAAGCCTTACGAACAAGCTGTCCCAGATGGCAAACGGCGCGGTCTACGCCGATGACGGCTCCGCTACCCACATCCACGACAGAAAGCTGGACGCACTGGAGGACTTAATCGAGGCGGCGAACGGAAAGCCTGTTCTGGTAGCGTACTGGTTCCGGCATGACCTTGAGTGGATTAAAGAACGGCTGCACAGTCTGCATATCCCGTTTTCCGAAATGGATAAAGCCGACAGCATTAAGAGATGGAATAACGGCGAGATTCCCGTGGGTCTGATACATCCCGCCTCCGCCGGACACGGGCTGAACCTTCAATCCGGCGGCAGCACCATCATATGGTTCGGACTGACCTGGTCGTTGGAACTCTACCAGCAGACGAACGCCCGGTTGTGGCGACAGGGGCAGAAATCCAAGACCGTGGTGCTTCAGCACATCGTGACCGAGGACACCATAGACCAGCGGATTCTCAAGGCGCTGTCACAAAAAGACGTCACCCAGCAAGCCCTTATAGATGCGGTCAAGGCAAATCTATGAAAATCAAAGAAAACATAAGACAATCCTTGCCAATCCGAGGGAAATAAAAATTCGGAGGTACAGGTATGAATAAAATCGTTTTTGAAAATTTGGCAAATGATATCGTCCTGCAAGCGGTGAAAGATTACCGCAATGCACTTCGTACATTACAGAAACATCCGAGAAATACGGATGCACGGTCTATGAAGAACGATTGTGAAAAGTTCTTCCGTTCTTCTTGGTATCAAATCCTTACATCGGTTGACGGTGAGATGCTGATGCGGAAACTGAACGAGGAGGTGTGCTAATATGACGGCAAAGGAATATTTAAGTCAGGCATACCGACTCGATCAGCGAATCAACTCCAACATCGAGGAAATCTCAAGGCTCCGTGAAATGGCAACAAGTATTTCATCTCCCTCCTGGGGTGAGAAGGTACAAGGCACACGCAGCACCGAAGCCCCGTTTGTACATTGCCTTGAAAAGATTATGGATTTGGAATCCGTCATCAACAATGAAATCAGCACCCTGGTTAGCCTAAAGTCGGAACTCCGTACTGTAATCGAGGCAGTACAGAATACGGATGAAAGGCTTGTTCTCAGCTACCGTTACATTCACAACTGCACATGGGAGCAAATCGGCAACGAACTAAACGCCGATGCGAGAACCGTTCGCCGCTGGCACGGTGAGGCTTTAACGAATGTAAAAGTCCCAGAAAACCCGATAAAAATATAAATCCGCCTGAAATGTCCTACTTTGTCCGTAGATGTCCACCTTGCCTTTATGATATAGTATAATCAGCAAAATAGAATAAACGAAGCCTTGAGGGAGCAATCCCCCAGGGCTTTTTGTTTGCCACGAAAGGAGGATGCGACAATGCCCACCAAACCAAACCGACCATGCAGATATCAGGGTTGCCCCAACCTCGCCACATCGGGTGAACAGTATTGCCCACAGCACAAGGCAAAGACCGAGCAGTTCTATAACAAGTATCAACGCCCCAATGATAAACATGCCTACGGCAGAGCGTGGAAACGCATCCGCGACAGAAAGATAAAAGAGAATCCCCTGTGCGAGGAATGCCTCAAGGTCGGCATCATCAAAGCCGCAGAGGAAGTACACCACATTCTTCCATTGGCAGACGGCGGTACGAGCGAGAGGTCGAATCTCATCTCCCTTTGCCGTTCATGCCACTTGAAGGCGCATGGTGAACTTGGAACACGAAAGACGCATCGCTTTGACTCCTGACGTGCCCGGAGGGGCGGTCAAATCTCTACGGTTTTTAAACCGGGAAAACGGCGCGGGGCTTCGTGTGAATAAAAGGCGAAATCAAAAGGGTGATATGGAAGGCGGTGAAAAAATGCCGACAAAATCGAATAACACCGGTGGACAGGGCGGAAAAAGGTCTGGCGCCGGACGCAAGAAAAAAGCCGTGACCGAAAAAGCGTTAAGCGGCAATCCGGGAGGCAGGAAACTTACTGTTCTGGACATTCCCGATGTTGAGGGAACGGCAATGCCGAAGCCGAAAGACATCCTCTCGGCAAAACAGCGCGACGGCACGGAGCTATGCGCAAAGTCGGTATATGAGGAAACATGGCAGTGGCTCAGCAATATCGGCTGCACTTCTTATGTGTCCTCCCAGACGATAGAGCGGTATGCCATGTGCGTGGCGCGATGGATACAGTGCGAGGAGATGACCAATGAACTCGGTTTCCTTTCAAAGCATCCGACAACCGGAAAGCCTATCACTTCTCCGTTTATAAACATCGGCATCAATTATATGAATCAGGCAGCCCGTCAGTGGGATGCCATCATGCAAATCGTCAAGGAGAATTGTACCGTGGATTTCAGCGGCGCAAACCCTAATGATGATTTGGAACGACTGCTTCATCAGAGAAAGGGATTTT